AAGCCGTCAAGATCATCCCATGTAATCAAAACCATCACATCCTTTCCCCAGCATTCTACCATCTTCTTGCTGGTGAGACAAGGATACCACAATAGCTGTCCCATAAGATGGACTGTGAAAGGGGTGTATAAATGAAACGCTACTTCAGAGTAGACGAGAATTTCGTGGCCACTATGCTCGTGCTCAACTCGGAGCTGGGCTACATCATCGACGAGGGTTTGGACTCGGACCCTGGCAGCATAGACACCATTGAGCGTTGTAACAACACGCTGGCGGCACTTATCGAAAAGCTGGATGGCTAAAATCCAAGAAAGGAGGCACCACAATGCCTGAGCTTGAAGCAACCTACACTATTGACCAGGTTACTCTTCGTTATCACCGCACAGTCGATACCGTGCGCCGATGGGTGCGTATCGGACGTATGACCGCAATCAACACTGGTGGAGGACGTTTTGGACCGTATGTTTTCCGTAAAGAGGACATTGACCGGTTCGACGTAGCCGCCGAGCGGTGCGGAACTGATAAGGAGGACAACCCACATGAGAAATAAAGGCAAACGTGAACTGCCGCCGGCGTACAAGGGCAAGCGGTTCCGGCAGAAGTTCCGCGGATGGGTGACCGGCGTGGCGCTCATCACTGTGTTCGTTGCCGTGGGTGTTGGCCTGGGGAGGTGGGTGCTGTGAGTATCCCGGAGAGCAGAAAAAACCGCCTCCAGTGCTGCGAACACTGAAAGCGGCCAAGCAGAAAAACCCACCTTCATTGTAAGGTATGGAAAGGAAAATGTCAAATGCTGAAAAATCCACTTCGGGACGTCCAGGACGATCCCCCAGCCGATTTTTGTCCGGACTGCGGCGGAGAGATCTGGCCCGGTCAAACTACTTATCTTCTTTATGGCCGCATGGTCTGTGAGGAGTGCTACAAAACGGAGATCCTCGGACGGCTGGATCATGACCCCCGCGGCCTGGCCCTGGAGCTGGGCATCGACATGGAGCGGGTGAGCTGATGGCAAAAACCATAAACATTCTAAAGCAACAGTTTGGTCGTCTTACAGTTATCGGTCTTTTCGGGCATGGACATCATGGAGAAGCAATTTGGACGTGTCAATGTTCATGTGGAAACTACGTAGAGGTTTATGGGAGCGCCCTTCGTTCGGGGAAAACACGTTCATGCGGGTGCCTGCAACATGAACATGGAGTAAATCAGGCAAAAACCATTCAACCACTGGCAGCTTCCGCCAAGAGGACCCATGGCGAGACGGGCACGAGAATGTATAAAATTTGGGCCGGAATGATTCAGAGATGTACGAATCCGAAGCGTGAGGCCTATAAGTATTACGGAGGCCGAGGAATCTCGGTATGCGATAAATGGCGACATTATGAAGGCTTTAAAGAAGATATGGAAGAGTCCTATTTTGATGGAGCTTCCATTGACCGCATAGATAATGACAAGGGTTATGAACCTGGGAACTGTCGCTGGGTAACAACACAAGAGCAGTTTTCAAACCGAAGAAATAAAGTTCGTATTTTCCTAGAAGGCCGGTCTGTGAGTGTTTCTGAAGCAGCACACATTACTGACAAAAGCAAGAGGACTTTATATAAGCAACTAAAAAAGGGGGTGGGACAATGAAAGCAGAGGGAGTTTCTTACTATACCGTTGGAAGGGCAACAATTCCCGTCTGTTTTCCTTAGCCGAGGACAAGACATTTTGTCAATGGTGCCCCTTCGTCCGTACGGAGGACAGCCTTAAACGGCACCGCTGCCTCCTGACGGGGGAATACCTTTTGTATCCGTTTACCAGCCGTGGCAACGAGTGCCCGGTCGTGTTTGAAGAGGAGGAGAAATAATTGGGAACCCCTGTTATGGTCTTTGGCCAGTCCGGGTCCGGCAAATCCACCAGCCTGCGGAACTTTACCCCGGACGAGGTCTGCATCATCAATGTGAGCGGGAAGCCGCTGCCGTTTAAAAACCAACATAAAACCTTCAACTGTGACAACTACATGGAGATCGACCGCGCTGTCAAAGCGGCCCCCACCCGGGCCATCATTATTGACGATGCCACGTACCTCATGACCAATGAGTTTATGCGGGGGGCCAAGACCTCCGGCTATCAGAAGTTTACGGACATGGCCCTCAATTTCTGGACCCTGGTCCAGACGGCGATCCAGCTGCCGGAGGATAAGGTTATCTACTTCCTGGGCCACGTGGACATCGACGCCAACGGGAACGAGAAGTTTAAGACCATCGGCAAGCTGCTGGATGAGAAAGTCACCTTGGAGGGCTTGTTCACCATCGTGCTGAAGACGGTGGTCACGGACGGGAAGTACAGCTTCGCTACCCAGACCAACGGCGCGGACACGGTGAAGTCGCCGGTGGGCATGTTCCAAGACCGGCTCATTGACAATGACCTGAAGGCCGTGGATACGGCCATCCGGGAATATTGGGGGATTGCCCCGCTGAACATGAAGGAGGACAAAAAATGAGAGCGTATAACGATGTGAAAGCCGAGCCCCAAAAGGGCCGTGAGATCCTTCCCGCCGGCGGCTATGTGGCCAAAGTCCAAGCCGCCATGGTAGAAAATACTGACTATGGGGAGCGCCTGGTCGTTTACTTTGAGATCTGCGAGGGGGACTACCGCGGCTTCTTCCAGAAAGACTTCGACGCCCAGACCCAGGAGGACAAAAAGTGGCGTGGCGTGTACCGTATGTATCTGCCCAAGGAGGACGGCAGCGAGAAGGACGGCTGGAGCAAAAAGACCTTGGGCGGCGTCATCTGGTCCTTTGAACAGAGTAATCCCGGCTATCATTGGGACTGGAACGAGGCCGGCCTGAAGGACAAGCTGGTGGGCGTCCTTTTCCGCAACAAAGAGTGGGAGCTCAACGGAAACACCGGCTGGACTACGGAGTGCTGCTTCTTGACTGACGTGGACAGTATCCGGCAGGAGACGTTCAGGACCCCGAAAGACAAGCCCCTCAAGCGGGACAGCGGGCAGAACAACTGGGCGGCCCAGGCGGATGACAGCGACCTTCCCTGGAAGAGCTGATGAATCCCTTTGATGTTGCCTCTGCCCTTAAGACCATGACGGTCCTGGTGGATACCAGGGAGCAGGACACCATCAGGGCCAGAAGGCGCCTGCGTGATCTGGGCGTCCCCTACGAGAGGAGGGCCCTCAGCTTCGGCGACTATTCCGCCAGGTGTGACCGGCTGGATCTAACCGAGCTTGTGGCGGTAGAGCGCAAGATGAGCCTGGACGAGCTGTGTAACTGCTACTGCAAGGACCGGCCCCGCTTTGCCCGTGAGTTTGAGCGGGCAAGGCAGGCCGGGGCCAAGCTCTACCTGCTGGTGGAAAACGCCGACTGGGAGAAGGCCTATTCCGGGGATTACCGCAGCAAGATGGGGCCGTCCGCTCTTGTGGCCAGTATTCTGGCGTGGCTGGCGCGGTATGACTGCCAAGTGTTGTTTTGTTCTCCGACGACCAGCGGGAAGCTCATTCACGATATCCTCTTCCGGGAGCTGAAGGAACGTCTGGAGGCGCTGCCGGATGAATGTTGCGGATGAGGTCAAGCGCTGCCTGTCCGGGCGGCAGGTCGGTGAGTTCTACGGATTTGAGCCAAGCCGGGCCGGGTACATAAGCTGCCCGTTCCATCATGAAAAAACAGCCAGCCTCATGCTGTACAAAGAAGCCGGGCGCGGCTGGTACTGCTTTGGGTGCAACCGGGGCGGGTCTGTGGTCGATTTCGTGATGGCCCTGTTCGGCCTGAGCTTCCAACAGGCGGTGATCCGCCTCAGCTTCGATTTTAAGCTGGGATTAGCGCCAACAAGGGCAACGCCCCAAGAGGCGTCTGAAATCCTGGCAGAGCGGCGCGCAGAGGCCGCCAAGAGGGAGCAGGAACGAATTGACTATGCTTTCATGGCTTCGGAGTTCCGCTACTGGCAGGAAGCCGCTAAGGTTTTTGCGCCCACGCGGGAGACCGGCGGATTCTTCCATCCTCTGTACGTGGAAGCGGTAAAACGCCTCCCTTACCTGGAATATTGGCTGGATGAGCATTTGGGGAGGTGATCCAGATAGACGAGAAGACCTTCAGCTATGAGGATTTTGACCGCGGACGTGTTTTCGAATACCTCACTAACATCAAAGATCCGTATGAACAGGGCATGGAAGAGCGCCGGATGGCACAGTTGGCCACAGAACTTAGATTCAGAGATTTCAAAAAACTGTTCAGGCTCTATAAGGACAAGCTTAGAGCCGTGTCGCTCCCAATGGTGACGGAGGACGGCATCAGCGATTTTGGGGAGCAGCCCTTTGAGCTCAATACCGGTTCGTGGCACGCGGACGAGAGCGGTGTTTGGAAGTACGGCGGTTCCAACGGCAACGCCATCTACGCCTGTACCCATCCCATCATGCCGGTGCAGACGTTGATCGGGGTGGACACAGGCCTAATCAAGGTGCGGCTTTTTTACCGGCGGGGCTACGGACAAAGGAAGGTTTGGAGCGATGTCGTCGTGGACGCCAGGGACATTGCTTCCGCCACCAAGATTGTGGACAGGCTTTCCGCCGTAGGGGTTTCCGTGACCAGCGGGGAGCGGGCCAACGCCCTGGTGGATTATCTGCGGGATATGAGGGACCTGAATCATGACGTGATCCCACAGGTCAAAAGCGTATCCCGGATGGGCTGGAATGAGGAGGGCTTTTCCCCCTACGTCGACGGGATCGTATTTGACAGTGCGGACAGCTTCCGCAGTGTATATCAGGCCATCGCCCAGGTTGGGACGCTGGAAGGCTGGCTGGCGGAGGCCAGAGACGCCCGGAGTTACAGCATCACCGCTAGGATCGTGCTGGCGGCGTCCTTCGCCTCGGTCCTGATCGAGCCTGTGGGCTGCCTGCCATTTTTCGTCCACCTGTGGGGTATGGACAGCGGAACGGGCAAGACGGTGGCTCAGATGCTGGGGGCCTCCGTTTGGGCCAACCCGGCGCCGGGAGGAGCATTTTTCCCTACCTTCCGGGGTACCACCGTGGGCTTTGAGATGATGGCGGGTTTCCTGCACTCCCTGCCGCTGTTTCTGGACGAGCTGCAGCTCACCAAGGACAAGCATGGGAACATCGTGTTCAGCGTATACGATCTGGCCTCCGGCAGCGGAAAACTGCGCAGCAACAAGGCCCTGGGGTTAAATTATACGCCTGCCTGGGCCAACTGCTTCATCACTTCAGGGGAGACCCCTATTGTTGGTGAGAACGATGGCGCCGGGGCGGTAAATCGGGTCATCGAGATCGAGTGCCGGGCCGACGACAAGGTCATCAAAGACGGCCACCGCACCGCCAACGCCCTGAAGGCCAATTATGGGTGGGCCGGACGGATCTTCGTTGAAAAACTGTGCGAGGACGGCGGGAAGGAACAGGCGGCGGCACTCTACGAGACGTATTACGCGGCCTGTCTCCAGGACGACACCACGGAAAAGCAGGCCATGGCGGCGGCGCTGATCCTGACGGCGGACCATTTGGCCACAGAGTGGATTTTCCGGGATGGCCGCGCCTTGACCGCCAAGGATATTGGTGAGTTTTTAAAGACGAGAGAGGCCGTCAGCGCGTCAGACCGGGGCTATGAGGTCATGTGCGACTGGGTGGCCGTCAACGCCACAAAGCTGCGTGGTGTGGCCGAGACCGGGGATTGCTACGGCAAAGTGGAGGACAACGTCGCCTACATCATCCGGTCAGTGTGGAACCATGTCTGCGAGGAAAATAAGATCAACGCCAAGGCCCTCTTGAGCCATCTGAAAACGAAGGAACTCATCATCACCGGCGAGAAGGGGTACACCAAGGCGAAGTACATCGGGGGCGGACAATCTCCGAACTGTGTGTGGCTAAAACTGCCCCCAAACGACGATCAAAGCGAGGAATTGTTACCATAACGGCGCATTCGTCAAAATGACGGTTTCTGTAACTTTTTTAGGTGGTTACAGAAAAATAGAATCCTGGATGCGCTGTGCGGCAG